ATGTCTAGAACCAAAAAACCTTTAACAGATACAGAAATCAGAAAAGCAAAGCCAAAAGAAAAAGAATATCCATTATCTGATGGTAACGGTCTTATTCTAAGAGTTAAGCCAAACGGATCTAAAATTTGGCTATTTAACTACTATCATCCAGTTACAAAAAAAAGAACAAATGCTGGCCTTGGAATGTATCCCCAAATCCAATTATCAGATGCCCGTGCTAAACGTGAAGAATATCGTGCGTTACTTGCGAAAGGTATCGATCCACAAGAAGAAAAAATCCGCATCCAACAAGAATATGAAAACCGTTTAAAAGATACTTTCCATTCTGTTGCAGAAAGTTACTTTAATGGTATTTACAAAGAAAAAGCTAAAAATCCAGAAACACGAGAAAAGAATTGGGAACGATTGAAAAATCATATATTCCCTTATATTGGTGATAAGCATGTATCAGAAATAAAAGTAAAAGAGTTAGTTAGCATTTATGAAAAAATAGCAGATAGAAGTAACACACTCAAAAAAATCCACCAGCTTGTCGGTGCCATTATGGATCATGCAATAACAAAAGGTATCATAGAAAGCCATAACTGCAGATTGGCCGTGAAAAACTTCTATATAAAATCCTCTACGCCACATCCCACTATTAAACTTGATGAACTCTCAAAATTATTCCAAGACTTAGAAAATGCTCGTATAGGGAAAAAAACCTATTTATTAATTTGTTGGTCATTCTTAACGGCATTACGACCAAAAGAGGCGGTAAATGCGGAATGGTCAGAAATTGATTTTGATAACAAGTTGTGGAATATCCCCAAAGAAAAAATGAAAGGACAAGCAGATAAAAAACGACCGCATACTGTGCCTTTATCTTCACAAGCAATTCAGCTTTTAGAAGTGATGAAACTGTTTTCAGAAAATAGCTCTTTTGTTTTTGCTGGCCGCTCATCAAAAAATCAACCCATGAATAAAGCAACCGTAAATGTTGCTCTAAAACGTATCGGCTATAAAGATAAATTAACTGCTCACGGCATCCGTGCGTTTATTAAAACATTCTTAGCCTCTAATAAAGTTGAACGCAATGTATCTGAAACTATTCTCTCTCATTTATTAGAAGGCGGAGACGACTTAGAAAATACTTACAATCGATATAATTATTTAGAAGAAAGAAAACCCATAATGCAGCTTATCGGTGATTATTGTGAATCTTGCGGAATGAACTTAAATTTATAATTAGTATATTAAAAAAGTTTTTTATAGGTTTTAGTCTTCACCTCTTCACCTTTGGTGTTTTTTATTTATAAATCAATACTTTAAGTGGTGAAGACTACCCATTTGACTCTTCACCAAGTCTTCACCAAAAGGTGAACACTCAATAAAAAAGCGGGTTTTAACCCGCTATTTTTAACTAAACATTTCATTTCGAAAACTATCAAAATCCTTAAAATGGATATTTGTCCTACGTCCAGTTTTGGTATGTCTCTTGATGAAATCATGTTTATTGCCATTCTGTTTTAAGGCTTGCTCAACCCCTATTACAAAATTGTTCAGCCCTAATTCACCGATATTCATCGCCTTTGTATAGGCTAAATAGGCTGGGTAAAGGTGCGTTCTTATTTTGTCTAACCCCATGTTTGTAACACCAATAAAAAGCCCATCTGTTTGCTCTGTCGTGTAGAAATAACCAAAGAAGTCTGTAAGTGGATCAGATAGTTTTTTAACTTCTAACGCCTCTTGGCTTTCCATTTGGGCTTTTAAAGCCTTTTTCGCATCATTTGGATCAGGGAATGAATCAAACACCTTGCGAATAATTCCTCCCACTTCTAGAGTGATTTTATCCATAAAATGCGGATCGCGTTCATCTTCTGGCACTATCTTTTTGAAGTCAAAAATAACACGTCTTCGATCAACTCCACCAGAACGCTCTGTAAATGAACAAGGTCTATTATTTATCAGCATAACTAGGGCCGTGATTTTTACATCAAATGGATCTTGATAATTATATCTCACCCTTACAGTGTCCCCGCCAGTGATAGATTTCAAACCGCTGCCGTCTCCAGCATATTTTGATTGTTCAGGGCATAAAATCAGCGTTTTATTTTCAAGTCCAGATAGTCCGCGTTCATCATCAAACTTTTCTAAGTTACTTGATGCTGTGTTTTTTACACCAGCTAATAAAGTGGCGATACTGGCAAACACAGATTTACCACTTCCCCCCTTTCCTGTAATTTCAAAGAACATTTGCCAGTTGTAACGATTGGTTAAGATCGCATATAAAACGGCTAGAATGTTTCTTGCTTTCTCTTTGTTTCCATCAGATACAAAGCTCAACCATTTGTCAAAGTGCGGTGTATTTGTAGCATGCTTATCATACTTATGAGGAATACAAGAGGTTAGCCAGTTTTGCCGATTATGCGATTCAAATTCCATTGTATTGCGATTTAACACACCATTCTCAAAGGCTATCAAATCGTTAGACATTTCTCCCATTCTTGGTAGTTGGGCTTTTAACGTCTTGATTAACCGATCAATTGTAGAATCGCTATAGTTAAATTCATTTTCATCAAGAAATTTAACTGCCTTCTCTTCCAAGTCATCATTTTCTTGTTTATTCCACGTTTTGCCATCATAAGCATAGATTTCTCTGCAACCACGCTGCAGTGCCATATCTAAATTTAACCACTTTTGAAAGGCTCGTGATTTTTTGTTCGTTCCGTCTTTTTCTTTTAATTTCTCTGGCGGTACTATTTTCTCTGCGAAGTCTGCAGTCTCTTTATCATTGCGTAAGAGTTGAATATAAGCACTTAAATCTTCTTTAGTCTGCGCTGCAGCATCAAGAAGTTTGACATCTATCGCATTAGAGTTTTTAGCTAAGTTTTGGCAAATAGCCGTTATTTCAGCTTGTGCCAGTTCACCATATTGAACAAGTTTTACTGATCGTTGATCTTCTTTTACTATGCGGATAGAAGAAATATTCTCTAATTGTTTTTCAGCAAGAATAACTGGTTTTATATTTCTATCTAATCCGTGAATTAAAGAACATAACAAGAGCCATTCTTCACCCTTTCCATTATCCCATGCTTGCCAGGCTTTACGCCCAGCAAGAATAAAAATATCAGAGTAAGGTTCATGAATTTGATCCGCAAGGTGCGGTGCATTAATTAATCGTGCCATTATTCACCCCTTTAATCACTCCGTTTTCAATAGCATTGATACGGTCAGCAATCACCTCTTGAAAGTATTTAAAGGTTTTAACTAAAGAGGGCGCTATGCTATTTTTCAGCAATCCATCAATAACCTCATCATTAGTTAAAGTTGCTACTATTTCTTCTGGATTAGATGAAGGTGGTTTCGGTGCCATTTGTAATAAATGCTTATTGACCATTAAGAGTTCATCATGAAGAATCTTTAATTCATCAATATTCATTGCTGGACAATCAGCTAATTCCTCAGCTAATACTTCTATTGCTCCATTTAAATAAGGTAAAGATGAATGAAAGGTTTCACCTTTATTTTCAAGCATATTTCGATAACTCATTGCGATCGCTTTTAATTCGAGAGCACTTAATTTCGAATAGTCTAGTTTTTGATTCATATCCATCTTATTTACCCTCGCTAACGATTAAGTTTTTCTCATTTTTGAGTAAAACTACAGAATTAACATATTCAACTTGTAACTGCTCAATCTGTTTTATCACTTCACCGAACTTATGGATTAAGTAGTCATTAGCTTGATTAAAGTTTCTGATTGTTTCTTGGTTATTTGGGTTAAGTTTTGCGCTTTGCGCCTTAACCATTTCATTAAATAACTTTCCGCCTGTTTTTAATCTCACCACTAAATCAGTAAGTTCATCTCTAAACTTGATTTTGTGATGGAAGTCATCAGGATAGACTTCTAAACATTTACGGTTGCTATCTAAAATCAGCTTGAATTGGCGCGTAAGCTGGCTACATTTAAAGGCTAATGGATTAGCGTAGAGTTTCCCTTGATATTTGCTTTTAACCTCGCTACGTGCGTTTCCTTGCGTATTTTTAACCGCCCCTAAATTGGTTTGGTTCATTTCGTTCACGAACTGATTTATTTTTCCTTGCTGGTGGTTCGCTTTCCATTGTTGAAGTTGTTGCATTGGGTTACTTGGTTTCATGTTGTGTCACCTTTCTAATTGTTGCCGCTTTCTTGATTTGTTCGATTGATGCCGCCAGTCCTTTGTAGTGTCCAGAGTGTAGATAATCTTCTGCAAAGGCTAAGAATTGTTTAATCCGTTTACAAGATTTCTCTAACTGCTCGGGTGTCGGTGTATAGGGTTCTTTGAATGCTTTGATTTTTTTAGCTTTCATTTTCTTCCCCTATCAAAATCGTGATCACTTCTAACACTCGACCGCAAATATCGGTTTGTCCTATTTCGTGCTTACATCTGATTTTTGCCTGTAACGCCTCTCTAAGCGTGCCATATTTGCCCGCTATGAATTGGCTGCCATCGTCATAAACAAATATTAATTGATAAGGTAGGTTTACTTGCTCAGTCATTGCTTACCTCCTGTACGCCTTCAATAAAAGCTATGCGTTCTTCCATATCAACCTTGATATAGCTCAATAGGTTCTTAATACCTTTGATAGTGTAGGCAATATCAAAAGAATCCATTTCATTGAACACATCAGGGTTGATATATAACGCCAATAACATGCTTTCTAATTGACTTAATCCATCCATCTGGAGCTTTAACAAATTAATCTGGCATTGTTCTACTTGGATAATGCGGTTAGCCATGTGCCACCTCCATTTCAGCAGATACAGAAAGGGTAGGAAGTGCCGCTAAAGTGTGGTTGTTTTGAGGGTAGATTTTCATTGTTGGATTTCCGATAGATTTAGTTAATGTAAGAGTATCGCCCGTAAATGGGTGCGATACAGACTCAACTACCGCTATCGAACGGCTAGCCTTATTCGTGTGGATAAACTCCGCCTTATTTCGGCTTATCATCTGTACCGCAAATTCGATATAAGACAACGCACCCGATTTTTCAGGAACGTGCAAGGAATGAATTTTAGGTAAAAAAATACCGCATTGATAAGGGTTGCGGTTGCCCTCGATAGTAGTAGTGCTTTCAATACTACCCACATTCTGCCCCGCTGGCAAGCTGTGATTTTTTACAGAGTCAAATTCAGCTTTAACATCCACCGCTGGTGTAAGTTTAGGGTTTTGGTTAATTCTGCCAACAAATAACAAGGTATCGCCATCGGTAAAACGTGAGCGTGCTTGTTGTTCAGTATCGGCAAGAAGTCTGATTTTGATTTGAGGTGCGCGAATAAGCGCGAAAATGAATTGATACATTTGCGTAACTCCACAAGATAATTTTTTCAGAGTTACCGCGGAAAGTTTCCAGGCTTTGGCGGTAACGTGTAACGGTCTGGAAAACTGCGACTTGTGGACCACAGCAAAGGGCGAACCTTTACCGCTACACGCTACCATTGAGAGAGATTTGTAGATTTGATGAATAAAAACAAAATCCGCAAATTCTTTGGGTGTGCGAATGTTACGCATAAAAAAACACGCTTTAGGCGTGCTCTGCGCCACAAGTAAATAAATCGAGTTTCCAGGCTCGGCAATCGTTTTTTGCGACTGTAGGGAAATAATGCCAAATTTCACCGCACTTTGTAAAGTGTTTAAGTTGTAAAAATTTTCATTATTGATATAATATTTATGAATTAAGTTCATTTTAATTTCCTGTTTGAATTTAATTACTTGTTTAAATACGTTTCTAGTTACGCCATAGTTTCTTCTTCCTTGCTATGGCGTTTTTCTTTTCTATTAACCAATGATTAAGCACGTGCAGCCTTCTGTTCTTCAATCCATTGATTCACTTCTTCTAAATCCCAGCGGACAAAGTTTTGTGAAAAGCGGATTGGTTGAGGGAATTTCTTAGCTTTTACAAGCAAGTTGAGTTTGGTGCGACCAAAGCCAACAATATGGCAAGCGGTTTCACCAGAGATTAGTTTTTGGTTTGGATTTAAATTTAGATTCATAAGAAAATACCTATCGTTTGTTTAACACGGTGGAATAGCGTCCTATTCCGTTGAGTTGTTCGAACGATAGGTATTTTAGGAAGGAAGATTTGATAAACTGGAAATTTCCAGAGATTTCCAGTAATTTCCCGAATTTGATTATTTCGAGGTGTCTAAGTCGATGCCTTTTACCCAGTTATTAAGGGTTCTTCCTGAAGGTAAGTATTTATCCAATCCATGTAGTTCAAAGCTTTTTTGAATTGAACCGTCTTTCCCTTTTTCGCTACTATTTGGGTCATAGATATGCGGGCGTGGGTTGCTGGCAACTTCTTCACCGTAAAGAATTTGTAGTAAAGATTTTATAAAAGCATTCTTCTTGTTATTTGAGGCAGTATCTGCCTTTATTGAAGAATTATTTAGAGATAGCTTTAATTGCGCTATTTCTTCATCTTTTTTCTTTAGCTGGGCTTGTAATGATTTAATTTCCTGCTGTGAACTTTTATTAAAGTACTCTTGTGGTAATAATTTTAATAAATCGTCATGGCTAATTTTTATATCTTTTTCAGTTATAGCTTGCTCTAAATTTAATAGATTTATATTAAGTTTTTCAGTGGTTAAATTTTCTTTATTTTTATCTAGTGAATCATCTTCGTCATTAATGTTTAGAAATGAAAATATTTCTTTTTTATCAAAAAAATATGTTTCTAAGAGATATATCTCAAAATCTTCAAATTTATATTCATCACTCCAACTCCCCGGAGTGTTTGGGTCACAGAAATATTTATATAAATTTTCTAACTCTCTCCACTCTCCGTGTAATTTTGGAGTAAGCTTAAACCTATAACTTCCGCTATGCTGCCCGTACACATTAATTTCTTTTTGATTGTTACCATAATTTAATACCTTCTCAAATAATATAAACATGGAATTAGGTAAGTCTAGTTTATATTTTTCTCTTAATAGTTTTAGGGTGTCAAATAAAGTAAACTTATTTATATGATCAAAATTAGTTAGATTAAATCCCATAATAATGCCCCTTTCGCATTTATCCTTATTGGTAGGAGCGCATCAACAAGATAAGGTTTCTTGCTTTCGGGAGCTACCCTAGATGCGCTTTATTTGATTAATTATTCCTTTAAATGGATAGTGATATTGCCTAATCGAGTTTCTTTTCCGTCATTTCCAATATGCGTTATTGTTCCGCTAATGAACGGTTTATTTTCCTCTTGTTTTTGTAAAATCCGTTGAATGATAGGGCGTTGTAATTCCTGTTCCGCCCAGCTGGATAATATTTCGTCTTGTTCTAGCGGTTTTGGTTTCTCTTTTATCTTGTATATTAGATAACAAAATAAGGTGATAGCACCTATTAGAAAAGCCAGTAAAGGCCATTTTAATATTGGCCAAAAGATGAAAACCAATAAGCCAACAAAAAGCAATATAGCCAAAAATAACAAAAACTCCAAAGCAGAAAGTACAAATGAACCAAATGCGGATAAAACGGATTTAATCATACTTTTCCCCTTGTTTTCCCTGTTTATTTCTTGTTCTATTTTATCAAAGTTTAGATGCGTTAAGCTACGATTGTTTTTTTTGTTATTTGGTTTGAGATATAATAAGAACGTTCAGAAATGAACAAAGTGGTAGATGATGGCCACTTGACCTGTAAGTCAGATGTTGTTGCAAAAAAGCCCGATTAGTCGGGCTTTATTTTTTTAATTTAGTTTTTTCATTTCGCTAATGAATACTTTTTTTGCAGTATTAATAGCCCTTGATTTCCCTTTACCCCATGCTCTTTCCATAAAATGTGCACCGCTCATTTTTCTCGTTCCACGATCTAACATAAACCAATAAAAAGGGTCGGTGCGGTCTTTGGTGTTATCTCGAACGCTTGCCATTCTACGGCCTTTAGTTCGGCGTATGCGCACAATAGTTACCCCACCGCTTTTATCTTTAAATAATCTCGTTCGGTGGCGCACATTGTTTTTTACCGTGCCTTTTTTTCTAAAATCAGTACTCTTGGATAGAGTTGGAACAATAGGCTTAATTTCATCTTTTAATACTTGTGCTGCTGCGTTTAATGCTTTTTTGATCGCCTTTGGCTGTTCTGTCATTAACTGATTTTCAATCTTTATTCTAAATTGTTCAATTGCGTTGCTAAAACTGCCCATTTCATTTCTCCTATAAATCAATACCATTAAATTGTTCTAGTGCCTGTTTGTGTTCATCTGAAAGTTCGAAAATTAAATCGCCATATTCAAGTTGATAAGTGCCGAAAGACATTAGGAACGCTACGGCTGGGTCGATTTTGTTTGCGGCTTTCTTCTTGTTTGGTTTAATGTTGGCGTTGGCATCGGTTTCCATTACCACATTGGATAGCGCCCAGGTAAGCACTGGATCGCCATGATGTTCTATCACCTGTCTATTGATTAGCACTTCTGCACTTTTCGCCACCGGGCTAAATCGTTGATAGGTTTGCGGGAAGGGCTCAACCTCAAGCCCTGCCGTTTGTAATTGTGTGCGTAGGTGAGTTGCATTCCATACGTCAAAGCCAATCATCTTAATATTAAAACGTTGCGCATCTTTCAAAATATCATCTCTGATTTTGTCGTAGTCGATACAGTCGCCTTCTGTTGCAATCAGCCAGCCACTACGCACCCAGTTTCGATACATTGCACGGTTTTTATTTGCCACGTTATTAAGTTGAAATTCAGGGATATAATGCCGAGTAACTAACCGTACTTTCTTCCCTTGTGGAAAGGTATAGCAAAGGCTGGTTAAGTCATTGGTGCTAGATAAATCCAGTCCTAAATAGCAATCTTGGTGAAGTAAATCGCTTTCGGTGTACTGCCGTTCGCATTGCGCCCAGTTGCCTTCGCCTAGCCACGGGGTTGTGCCTTGACACCATACATTAAATCGCTTGGTAAGCATTTCCACCCATTCGGAAGGAATTCCCCTCGCTTTCTTGATAGTGTTCTCAAAATCAAGGTAAGGAATGGATTTACCAATATTGGGATTGGCTTTTATCCAGTTCTCTTGCTTGTCGATTTCGTTTTCTTCGTCTAGTTCAAAAATCAATACGAACAAGCTATCGTTCTGCTCATTCCCTTCAAGGATTTGTGCGCAATAATCATAATGCTGTTTGCAAGCCGAAATCACATTACTTCCCGCGGTTGTAATAGCAAAGAGCAAACCTTCTGGGCGTGCGCCTTGTCCTAGCTCTAACGCACTATATACACTGTTGTCCGTGTGTAGGTGATATTCATCAACAATCGCTAAACTAGGGTTTGTGCCTTCAATGGTTGAAGATTTAGCAGCCAATGGGCGCATGATACTGTTGTTCTTAGGGTTGATGAGTTTGTGCTGTTGAATATTGAGCCGTTTTTTCAGTAAAGGCGAAAGTAAGCACATTTGACGTGCATCATCAAAAACGATTCGGGCTTGGTCTCGGCTTACGGCTGCGGTGTATATATCTTGCTGGCCGCCTTCCATCACCAAAAACCAATTGGCCAAAACGGCTGCCACCGTTGATTTGGCGTTCTTTCTTGCTACTTGAACGTAAGCAGAGCGATATTTTCTTAATCCTGTATCTTTTCGTTTAAAGCCCAGAATATTGGCAAAGAGAAAAACTTGCCAATCTGAAAGAATAATCGGCTCACCTCGCAAGTGTCCTTTAACGTGTGGGCATAGTTTCGAGAAAGCGATAAATTTTTCTACCGCACTTTGATCAAAGAAATAATCGGGGTTGTTTAAATCGTTAAAATAACGCGCTACGGCTTGTTTTATCTTCTTACAAGCCACTATTTCACCAGATTGAATTTTCTCTGCGTATGCGTGCCAGATTGCCATATTTAGCCTACATTGTGAGGATTTCATCAATCATATCGGTTGAATCAACTTCAACAGGATTTTTTCTACGGCTAACTGGATCAAAGCCTAACAGTGAGGACATTTTTACCATCACTTTTTCTGCATCAGCTTTCGCGGATAATGCGGGATTTCTTGATTGCGTGCCTTGGCTATTGACGATTGAAAAGCCGTTTTTGTGAATATCTTCAACGGCTGCACGGAAAAGGGAATAGTTCACGCAATATAACTCAAGGTGAATTAAATCTGCATCTTGAATATCGCCACGTTCAAGAAGTTGAGGGATGCGCTCTTTCCATACTGATTTAGCAATCGGATCTAAAAAACTTGGCGGGGTGTGTAAATTCTTCTTTTTGGCTGTCATTGTGTTTCCTTATTTTCAAAAAAATTACCTTGCATAAAAATTAAAGGGGGCGGGCGGTTCTTTAGGCTTGCCACTTTCTTTCAAAAACTCCCCCCACCTGTTCAAATTGTCTTTTGTTCAAAATTTATACCAATCCAAATTTGGATTGGTTAGCTCAACTGTGGTCATATGACCATAACTCAACTGTGGATATATCGCCATAATTCAGGTGTTGTGATATCGAAACACCTCAACTGTGTACATATGCTCATAATTCAGTTGTACACTTATGTACTCAACTCAACTGTTACCATATGACCACACTTCAATTGTTTCGATATCAAAACGGTTCACTTCTTCGCACCAAATCCGCGTTGGTCTATCACTCGTGTTTTATAGCTATGGCAATCACGGCATAAAGATTGATGGTTAGATTCAACCCAAAATAGCGGGTCTGCTTGTCCGTTCTCGACTGGCTTGATATGGTCTATCACTGTAGCGGGCGTGTAGATACCTTTCTCTAAACACATCACGCAAAGAGGGTGATGCTTTAAGTATTGTGCTCGGTATTTACTCCACTTGTGATCGTAACCTCGTACGCTGCTGTTTGGGCGGTTATCCTTTGGCTTATGCTCTTCACATCTGCCCGACTTCACTTTATTTCTACATCCTGGATAACTACAACGTCTTAACGGTTGATATGGCATAGCTATACCCTTAGTAAGCGCAAGGCTCTCTATAGACTTCCCATAATGCGGAAATCGTCATGGGTGCTTGTTTAAGATTGGCTAAGTCTGTTATCGCCTCACGGTTTGTGTAGAGGTAGGCAATATACATTAAGCAGCCGACTTTAATTGATGGCGTAAACGGAACGGTATTTTCTGTTTCTTCATCACCAAAGGTTTTACCAATATGCTTTTGGCATACTTCCAATGTAGCGACCTTATAGGTTTCGAGTAACTCATCATCTAAATCATGATCAAGATTTAAATGCGCTTTGATGTCGTCTAGGGTTAAATTAATATTCGCCATAAGCCTCGCCCTCTTTACACATTAACTGCAATTCTCGGTGTGATTCCATACTGTCAATCACCGAATAAATATCAAATAGTCGTTTACCGTATTTAATTCGCATTTTGTTTGTAATGCCCTCAATGTAGCGAATGCGGATGCGGATGATGGTTTCACCCATTTGAAACGGGCCACTAAAATACTCTCGCCCTTGCAATGGCTCTACACTGGCGCGGACGGTTGCGATATGTTTCCAAAATGCTTTGTGTTCACCGTGTAAATTAGTTTCTCGCTCTCGGGGATAGTTTCTCGCCTCAATGGTGATGACCTTGTTATACTTGCCAGCCTTAAGCATCACTGCCATTACTTGCCCCCTGTTTTTGTTCATCACCACGTTTAACTTCTACGGTTTGTTTCCAAGCCTGGCTAAATTCATCTCCACCTTCATAAGGCGGTAAACCTTCACGGCGGCGAACTTCATTTGGAGACATTACACCCGCTTTGATTGCTACATCATAACTACTGAAACGTTCGCTTTGACTGGTGCGCAATAAGTCGCTTGTATCAAATTCGATTAAGTAACGTTTCTTGCTGTTGCTGCCTAAATCAATCATCAAGGCGTCTTTGAGTTGTTGCTCAAAGTTAGTAAGCCAAGGGCGCAAGGTTTGAGAAAGAAATGCGCGGCTTGCCTCACTGAAATTCGCATAGCTACTATTCGAGTAGTCTTGTAAGAAAATCGGGCTAATATTGTAGATTCGGGCTATATCGGAAATGGTAAACGTGCGACTGGCTAACCATTCTGCATCTTGGTTTGTCATACCTAATTGTTTATATTCCATTGAGCCTTCAAGAATAGGCGTTTTACCTGCATTCTTTGCCCCCTTGTAACGTTCAAGGGCTTTCACGGCTTTCTGTGCTTTTGCATCATCTAACCATTCGGCCGTTGAGATAAGCCCGCTTGCCATCAATCCGTTTTTCATAATGGCTGCGCCATGGCGTTGTTGAGCTAAACCTAATCCTACCGTTTCACGGCAAACTGTTATCGGAGAACGCCCCATAAATCCATCAACAGAACTATGGCGTAAATGTAAAATCTCATCTTGAAGATAGTTTTTTGTTACCCCGTTTAAGTCTGTGATTTGATAAATATATTCACCGGTTACTTTACGGAAGATATTTACCGCACTGGGTTGATAGGGAGTAAGGCTTATTGGTTCGCCTTTGTTATTCCACTCAATCACGGCATAAGCGTTACCATTTAGCAAACAATGGCGCATCATCGTATTTTTGAATTGATACGGTGTTTGGCTGCGGTTTGGCATTTCATTAAGAAGATATTCAACAGGATGACGATAGATTCTTTCTCGGCCATCTTCTTTTAGTGCGTATAGATAACAAGGCATTGATGCGACCGCCTCGGAAATGACGGTAACGGCATTCATTACTGCAGGTAACGATTCTGCAGTTTGTGGACTGACAAATTCGCCCGCACCTGTATTATTTACGCCCATGTAAGATAAAAGCTCTTCAATCGTAGTTGGCTCGCTACGTTGCTCTTTTCGTCTAAAAGGATTCCACATATTAAGCCTCCATCACATCAAGCCACTGTTTCAAAAGTGCGGTAGTGTTATCTTGTGTTTTTTCTTTGGCTGCGACCATCGAACGCTTAGCAATTTCTACGCTACTTTCAGGATAGGCGGGAATGCTTGTTACGGTAACTTCAAAGAGTTCGGCTTTTTGTACGGTTCGTTGGCAAGGCTCTACATCAAAATCCCATTCTTCTTGACTGGCTCTAAATCCAAAGGACATGCCTGTAATATCACCACGAGAGACGCTAACTAATAAATCTTTCCCAATAGTTGTATTAGGCGGGGTGAGTTCAAAACGTAAGCCGATTGAATCTTCTTCTAGCTTTAATGTTCCCGCACTGGTGCGACCGAGTAACTTGGTGTAGTCGTGCTCAAAGAGTGCACGAACATCTTCGCCACTGGCTAAACTTTCACTGAATGCTTTAGGCGCAAAGGATTCTACAAAATCACAGTAAAGCACTTGTGAAGGACTGTTCCATTTGACCGCATAACCCACGAGCTTTTGATTCTCTTCATCGGTAGCAATGGTTGCAGAGCGGATTTCAAATTCTTTCTTCATTTTTCACCTATTAAGCAAAAAAGGGGCTTATGCCCCTCTATGATTTATGCCGTTGTCTCAATCACTTTAATTGCGTTGGAATCTACCACGCCACCACCCAAATATTTATCGGTGTGGACTTTATAGAAGCCTGGCTCGGTTAAGTTGTCTGGTCGAGTTCGTACGCCTGTTTCATGATCGACAATGAAATAACCACGTTTGAAATCACCAAAGGCAATAACGGCTTGATTTGCACCACCAGTCGGCATTGTCTCTAAAAAGTAAACTGGACGGCCTAATAATGTAGCGGGTGCATCGGTTGTTAAACCATCGCGCCAAATGTAATCGCCGTTTTTGTTTTTGAGTTTTTGTAATGCCGCTGCAATGGTTGATGACATCACCCATACGGCATTTTTGCGGTATTTACTGTGAAGGGTATAGAACGCATCGATTAAAGTATCTGCCTCAATTTTTGCCGCACCCGCTACTTCAATTTTTTGAAGTTTGCCGAATGGGCGCACTTTATCGTTTTCAGTTGTGCGTTCGTAGGTCAATAAACCTTTTGATTTTTTGTTACCATCACCAGAGGTTAAATCCACTTCTTCTGTTTCAGTGAAGGTCTCAGTGATTTCATCAGTGAGCCAACCTAAAACATCAATGCTTGAGAAGTCCAAAATCTCTTGAGTGGTTTTTGGATAAGCATAGATAGAATTTAAAGCAATGGTTACTTCGTGAAGTTTCGGGGTTGCTGTGCCGTTGCGTGCTGTGCCTTCTGTGCCATGTTCAACGGTTGCACCGCCAGCCGATACTAATTTTTTGTATTCTTTCGCACCGATAGGCAAGCGAACGACATTACAAAGCTGGCGCATGACGCTATCATCTGTTAAGCGTTTCATGACCTCTTTGTCTAATTGAGGAATGACTGAATAGCCGCCATCTTCACCGTTAGCCGTAGTTAAATTGCGAAGTTCACCGGTTTTAATGTAATGGCGCAATTCATCATTTGAAAATTGTTTCGTGCTGCGAGTTTCTACTGGGTTAGATTGTGCACCAAGATTACGTTCTTCATCTGCTACGGTTTCGTATTTACTGATCTCATCACTCAATTGTTTCACTAAATCTTTCAATTTATCAAAATCTACTGATTCAGTTTCATTCAATGAACGATTTTCTTTTTCTGCTTTATCAAGCATTGCGCGCATTTCTGCGACTTTTTCTGCCTTTTGTTGGCGTAACTCGATTAATTTTTTCAACATAATTTTCCCTTGCGTTATTTGATTGGGGCTCGACCATATTCAATTAAGTAAGAAAGCGTACCATTCATCCAAGAAGCATTATCCTCATCATAGCCATAACGGTATTGAATCCCTCTGACAAATTGAATATGGCGATAACCTGTAAATGTAATAAGGCTATTAACCTTCTCTGCAATCCGATCAATGTTGGGTTCTCCCTCGCTATATGGAAGGAAGATTGAGATATTGAGTTCGGCTTGCCATTCAGATTCTCCCATTACCTTAAAATCACATTCTGCATCATCTAAGAATACTGAAATTGCAGGTAGCTGCTGTTTTAAGCTCGTGAAGAATGCTCTACCGTTATAAACATTTCCAATCTCTGGAATGTTATTCTTGATTAGCGTAACGATTTCGTTTCTAACTTCGTTGTGAATAAGCAT